CGTGGGTACAACTTACGGAACTGGCGATGGTTCATCAACTTTTAACTTACCAAATTTAGCAGATAACGTAGCAGTTGGTAAGTCAAATAATAAAGCTTTAGGTTCAACTGGAGGGGCAAATACTGTAACTTCAACTGGAAACGTTGGCGGATCAACAGCTAACGCAACTTTGTCAGAGGCACAACTTGCTTCACACGATCACCAATTTTATTTTGTTAACGCTTTTTTTGGTGGTCAATTTGCACCTGAAAGAGATGGTTTACAAAATCAAAACTTCTTTAACACAAACAATGCTGGATCAGGTGGAGGACACTCACACAACATGAGTGCAAACTTTACTGGAGATGCAACTTCGGTTTTACAACCTTATTTAGCTGTAACATACATCATTAAAACTTAGGAGAAAAAATGGCAACTTTTTCAAATTGGACAGTAGTATTTGAAGATAAAATTATAATAAATCAAAACATGAAAAGCACAGACGGAGTTACTTCTGTAGCGTATAAAATAGAAAATGATTCTTTTTGGAATGATCCTAAGTGGTCAAATATATGGGCCATTCAATATAAAGATGATAATTTAGATTATAACGATACTGTAGAGTATAGAGATGAAACTCCACACGCAACTTGGAATAATGCAAATTTAGGAAATTTTAGATCTGAATTTGTAGATAAATGGGATGCTGCACATTTAACTAAATTACAAGCTGATTGGGATAATAACAATGGTGATACTTTTGATGCAGAAGGAAATTTAGTTGCTACAGAATCAGAATCACAAAAAATTGAAAGATTAGGACCTAGACCTACTTCTTATAGTTCATACTAGACATTTATAAAATACGGTATAGTATACCTATTTAATGATAGAAAGAAAACACAGTATAAATAATTTTATAGGAGTTTACGATCATTATATTTCAGATATTGATTGTAAAAACGCAATAGATTTTTTTAATAAAGAACAAAATTTTAAAAATACTTTAACTAGATTAGCTTGTGAAAACTCAGATGTTACACAGAAAAAAGACTCACAATATTTTGCAGGAAATCACAATACTGATGTTTGGGTTGATACATTAAAACCTTTAATTTTTAATTTTGATCAAGCGTTTAAACATTATGAAAAAAATACAGGAATTAGAGAAGCTTACGGTGTAGATGATTTTCTTTATACATCATTAAAAATACAAAAAACGTTACCTACCGAGGGATATCATGTATGGCATATAGAACATAATACAGGTATGGAACATTCTAATAGAGCCATGGCTTGGCTTATTTATTTAAATGACGTTGAAGAAGGAGGTGAAACAGAATTTTTAAATCAGTCTATAAGAGTAAAACCTAAAAAAGGAACTATTGTCATGTGGCCAGCATCTTTTCCATATGTTCACCGAGGAAATCCTCCTTTAAAAGGTGAAAAATATATTTTAACTTCGTGGATGATGCTTCCTATAAAACCATGATAAACACTTACAATTTATTCATTACTCGTGTCACACACGGAAAACTTCCTGTATCTGTAGAATTACATAAAAAAATACTTTCTTTTGTAGAAAAAGAATACGTAGAAGAAAATAATATTTCTTGCATAAACGGCTTTCAATTTCATGATGATTTTGATGGAAAAAAAGAACTAGATGATAAATTAAATAGCTATTTTAAAAACATTTTTAATTTAGAAATTGTTAATTCTTGGTTGAATGTTTTAGGAAATAAATCTTATAACTTTCCTCATTCTCATGGTGGTTATAACGTACGCACATCAGGAGTTTTTTATCTTTCTCATGAAAATAATAATTTACATTTTGCAAAAAATAATGACTATTTTAAAATAGAACCTAAATTATTTGATTATTTATTGTTTCCTCATGATTTAATACATTATGTATTGCCAGAAGAAAGATCTCAAAAAAGAATATGTTATGCGTTTAATTTAAAAAATTTATGATTGTAGATAGAAATTATCAAAAGCTTACATTTGATTTACAAAATTTAAATCAATGTCAAATGCCTTGTGTAAGAGTTAAACATGATTTTGAAATTATTTTAAGTTGGGAGGAAATAGTAGGTATAATAAATAAAAATATGATTAATGGAGAATTGATGATGCATTTAGAAAGAGAGAACTACAAACCTAATCACAATAATACTATTAACTATCAAGCTAAAAGAATTAAAGTAAAAAAATTAGAACCAATAGAATCCACATTAAAAAAATTATTTCCAGAACAACATCATGAAACAGACATGTATGGATCTTACCTAAATAGCATAGGTGGTTTTAAATTACATAAAGACGTAGAATCAACTATTTTGCATTTACAACAGGGAGAAGCTATAGTTAATATAGTGACAGGGGAAATGAGTTACGTTTTTGATATGAAACAAAACGACATGATTTATATTAAGAGAGGTGTTTTTCATTCTGTTGTAGGTCTTACTCCAAGGTTTTTAACTTCTTATGGAGTATTTTATGACAGATAAATTAGATATTTTATCAGTAGATTTTGATTGGGTCGAAAATTTAAAACAACAGGAAGAGTTATTAACTTTTTTAATACCTTTAATATACGATCATGAAGACATAACAATTGCTTATCTGCACGATAAAATATATTCACTTATCACTCATGGATATAATGAATACAACATAATTAATATAGATCATCATCATGATTTTTGTTATGGAGAAATGAATAGATTAACTGAAGGAAACTGGTTGTTTCATGCCTGTAACGTATTTAAAAATAAAATTAATTACACATGGATTTCTAATCCTACTTCTGATCATACAAATTATCTTCAATACAAAGAAATTAAACATTTAAAATCTTATGTTTTTGATCATCACATTAGTTATATAAAACAAAAAAAGTTTGATAAACTTTTTTTATGTTGTAGTCCCAGCACTGCTACTTCTCGTGAGGCTATTACAGCTTTTAAAATTATAGAAAAATTATTGCGTAATAAAATTATACTCCGTAATAAATAAAGTCGCAGTAATTCTTTTTATATTTTTTTTAGGATAAATATTAGGACTGTGGATTGTGTTACTTGAAAATAAGACAGCTCTATTTTCTCTAAAACCAATATGCATATCTATTTCTTTTTCATCATAAAATACAATACCGTTGTTTGCAGCCTTATCTCCTTGTATCATTACAAATAGATTTAAAGTTGAATGCGGGTCCATATGAGGTATAAACTTTGTTAAGTCTCTAATGTCTATTCCACTTTCTCTGTGTGTTTTAGTTATATTAATTTTAAATTTATGTTTTGCCATATCTATAAAGTGTTTAGTTAAATCTGTTTTATATAAATTAGATCTCAAACCATAATAACTTTTGTCTCTAGTAAAAGATGGTGCAAAAAGTAAACCTTGTTTACAAAATGTTTTTACTTTTTCATGCATTTTTTTTGTAAAAAAATTATCTACTACTTGAAGCATTACAATAGACCTTTAGATTTTGGCATTATATTAAATACTACACTATATCTGTTTTCTTTATTTTTAGAAGGTTCAAATCCATGTTTAATATCTAAAGGCAAAATATAATAATCTCCTGGATTAGGATTAATTTTTATATTTAACTCAGGTAATTCTAGTTCACATCCTTTTGTTAAATAAAGAATACCATGAATACAAGGATGTATATGTTGTTTAAGACTATCTCCTTTTTTAATTTCATTACCCCAAGCGTTATGAATTACAAATTTTTCATGAAATCTTTGAAATACTTCTGGGCTATCAGATTGATGTTTGTGAATTAAATATTGAAAAAAATTATTAAAATATTTATTTTCTATTAAATGATTCCATTTAGTCATACCTCCTTTAACATTAGTTAAAGAATCCATAGTTTTATTTATATTATTTTTAATTTCTATTAAGAGATTGTTAACTATGTCTAAACGATTAAAATTACCAAATATTATTTTTACAGTTTTAGGATAAGTAATAATTAAATTATTACTACACTCGTTGTTTTTATCTATTAAGTCTATCATTATATTCTTTATTTATTTGATCATAAGCATGTTTAGAGTTAGGTCCATTTTTATTTACATAATGAAAAAATACTTGAGCCATGCCTTCGCCTTTATATACAGAAGGTCTAAAATGTTTTTCTTTACATCCATTATATAAAACTGCATCACCTTCTTCTATTTCTATAGATTTTTTATTTATAATAATTGGCCACTTATCATATTTTTTTATACAAGCGGTAACAGATATTTCACAAGCGGGTCTGTCTGTATGTTTTTTTAAATCTGCTCCAAAAATATAATATCTCCAATAAGCATAAGTAGGAAATAATTTTAAATTAGATTCTAATTCTACTTTAGATAATTTTGTATCTAAAAAAGAAGTCATTAAACAATCATTATACCAAGCAGGAGAAAATGATTGAGGGTCAATTGTGTAATCTTTATTTTCATCTAGTTTATTATAACAATACTTTTGAAGTATTTTTAATTCTTCTGATGAAA